CCAAATAGCCAAAATAGTGAGTTGCCTTCTTATAATATGAGAATTCTCTACTATGGTGGTTTAGTTCCAACCTCAAAAGGATGGGGATTAAATACTAAATTAGATGGGTTTATTTTCTTTGGTTCAGACTTTCCTTATGCTGGAATGTTAGACAATACTTTAAATCCGACATTCGACTTGTCATTTGCGCAACCTAAAGCTATTTATTACGGACTTGGGTCGACTACCTATACGAATGGGAATCTATTTAATAGGTATTGGAAAAAGACAATTGAGGAAATTACCGAAAAAGATTCCAAGATTATAAAAGGTAAGTTTAGGCTTAATGAAGTAGAGTTTAGCAATTTATCATTTAGAAAGATATATCTACTTGACAAACAATATTATAGACTTTACTCGGTAGACCATAACTTGAACTCAAATGATTTGGTTAACTTAGAACTATTGAAATTAAAATCAGCACCTTCATTCACTTTGGTAAGTGGAAGTGGTAATGGTGGAAGCGGTGGCGTAATAGCAGACGAGGAGATGCCAATGTTTGTAAGGGCGGACAATACTCAATACTTTGATTCACAAGTAAAAGTTCAATTTAGGACAAGAGAGCAAAACACAAACGACCCAATCTTTTTAAACTTTGGCAGTGAGATAAATTTTATTGAAAATGGTTCAGATGCTTTCTTGCCCGATGCTTCACTTATTAAACCTGTGACAGGTGACCCTATAATAATCGTTAAGAACATAAGTGGAGGCTCAGTTAGGATATACCCAATAAATGCAGCTAACTTAATTAACGGAAATGCAAGTTATAATTTACAAAATCATCATTGCGTTTGGTTCGTAGCTTATAAAGGTAATTGGCAAATTTTAAACACAGTAAACACAGGAGGCGGATAAAATGATAGAACTAATTAAAAATTTCGAGTTGATTTACAAAGTAGTTCAACTTAAAGATAAGAAGTTAATAGACATAATTAAAAGTGTGAAATAATGGTAAAAGATATTTTATTAAGACTTGGCATTGATATAACAGGTGCGAAGGATGGTTTACAAAAAGGAACTAAGGAATTTAAAGAGTATGAGGCATCTGTAAAGAAAGCCAAAAATGAAACCGATGAATTTTTAGATGCTGGAACTGAGTTGCCAGGAGTTATGGGGCAAGCATCCGCAGGCGTTAAGGGGTTAATAACATCTGTAAGAACTTTAGCCACAACTTTATTGGCTAATCCTTTAGGGATAATATTTACTGCGGTATCGGTTGCGGTTGCGGGACTTGTGGCAATCTTCAAAGACTTTGCTCCAATAACTGACTTAATTGCTGATAAGTTTGCAAGGCTTCAAGGTGCATTTAGAGGCTTACAAACTGCGGTTTATAATTTTACTCAGGGTTTAGGATTTAGTACAGAGGCAATAAATGACCAAGCAGATGCAGCAGAGAGAGCGTCTAAAATGCTTAGAGATTATGAGGATAACTTAAGTTCTTTTAATTTAAAGCAAGCGCAATATGAGGCACAAATAGACAAACTATTAAAGCAAGCAAGGAATAAATCTATAAGTGACAAACAAGCCAATGAATTAATCAAAGAGGCTACAAGGTTGCAAAATATACAGATTGAATCTTTAAAGGAAAACCAAAAACAAGAAACCTCTATTTTAGTAGAAAGGGCAAAGGCAGCAGGTGCAACTTATAAGCAAATATTAGCCATTCAAAAAGGTGCAAGTATTGAAAGCCTTAATAATGTAAATAATAGTGCGGATGATGAGTTAAGAGCCTTGCAAGAAAACTACACAAAAAGAGTTCAAGCAGTTGGTAGTTTAGAGGAGAGAAGGGAAAAGATAAACAATGCACAATCTGCATTAGACGAAAAGAGAAAAGCCAAAAGAGATAAAGAGGAGGCTGATAGGGTAAAGGCTGCTGAGGATGAGAAGGCAAGATTAGAAAAACAATCTAAGGACAATGAGGAAAGATATAAATTAGAAGTTGCAAGGTTAGCGGAGATAGAGAAAAACGAAAGGGCAAGGAAAGCATCTTTAAGACAAGCGGATAGAGAACAACGTGCGCAAGAAAATGAGGACTTGAAAGCAATTGCGGCAGATGAGTTGTTAACAAATGAGGAAAGATTAGCAGCGATTGAAGAATTAAATGCAAGGAAAATTTTATCTGACAAAGAAGCAGCAGATGCAAAAGTAAAGATTGCACAAGCAGAAACACAAGCCAAGATGCAAGCCTTAGATGCCTATGGTTCTGCATTGTCAGCAGCAGCAGACTTAGCGGGTAGAGATACGGCAGCAGGAAAAGCCTTAGCGGTTGCGAGTTCATTGATTTCAACTTATACTGCAATAGCAAAGAACTTGGCAGCGTTTGCGGGAGTTCCGATTCCAGGTTATGCAATAGCACAAGCAGTAGCCACAGGAATAGCTGGTTTTGCGGCAGTTAAAAATATATTAGCTGTTAAAGTTCCAAACTCAGGTGGAGGAGGCGGAGGAGGTGTATCTGCGCCAACAATGAATTTACCACAAACAAGACCATCGAGCGGCTTTACAATGTTAGGGAACGAAAACCCATTAAGAACAATTAGCGAGGGCGAAAAGGTTAAAGTGTTTGTAACAGAATCGGACATAACCAACTCGCAAAACAAAGTAAGCAGCATTCAAGCTAAAGCGACAATAGGTTAAAATAAATTCAATAAAAAATATTTAAGGTTATGGAATTACCATTGTACGAATTACTCATAGACGAAGCAGACGAATCAGGCGTGGACTTTATAGCCTTAGTAGATGACCCTGCTATTAAAAAAGGTTGGCAAGCGTTCCAAAACTTCCAAGATAGTTACTCAGATTATCCCGAAGCGGCTAAAGAAAACGCTAAAATAGCTTTAAGATGGGCAGAGGAAAACGGATGGGGCGATTGTGGAACGGCAGTAGGCAAGGCAAGAGCCAATCAATTAGCTAATGGCGAACCAATTACAAGAGAAACGATTGCAAGAATGGCAGCCTTTGAACGCCACAGACAGAACTCGAATAAGGAATTAGGCGATGGATGTGGTAGATTGATGTGGTTAGCTTGGGGAGGAGATGAAGGTGTAGAATGGGCGCAAAGAAAATTAGACCAATTAGATAGAAAAACCGAGTTTAAATTTAAAGCGGATAAGGAAAAGAGAATCATTAGCGGGCCAGCTATGATAGCTAACTTACCTATTTATAGAAGGCGAAAAGATGGCACTGAATATTATGTAATGTTCAAACCCGAAACGATTAAGGAAATAGTAGAAAAGTTCTTTAGAAACCAATATTCGAGTAACTTTAATATAATGCACCGCAAAAACATTTTAGCGGAGAATGTTTACTTAATCGAATCTATGATTATTGATTCTGAACGTGGAATTAAAACGCCTTTAGGATTTGATGAGTTAAGCGAAGGTAGTTGGTTTATTTCGTGCAAAGTAGATAATGACAAAGTGTGGGATGACTACATTAAAACAGGCGTTTTTGCAGGATTCTCAGTAGAAGGAGAGTTTATAGAAAAGAAGATTAGTCACGCTAATAAGCAACTTGACGAAATCTTAGCAATTTTAGAAAAGGTAAAATAAATTAAAACGAAAAATCAAATTAATATTTAATATCATGGAAGCACAAGAAGCTATTAAAAGAATCAAAATTGCGTTGGGTATGGAAAAGCCTGAGCAAGAATTTAAAGAAGCCAAATTGGCTGATGGAGTAACTATTGTAACTTGGGAAGGTGAACTTGAAGGAGCGGAGTTAATGATAGTAAGCGAAGAAGGTAAAATACCTGCTCCCGATGGAGACCACACTTTAGAAAGTGGCGAGATTGTAACTGTTGCCGATGGTAAAGTAATCGCTATCACACCTAAGAAAGAGGAAGAAGAAGAAGAAGCAGAGGTAGAAATTGAGTTAGGTAAAGAAGAAAAGAAAGAATACGATATGGAAGCTATCAACACTATGTTAAAAGAGTGTATGGCTAAAATAGAAGTATTAGAAAAGAAAATGGGCGAAGTTAAGTTAGAGGAAAAGATTGAAGAAGCTATGTCAGCTATCAGCGCACAAAAAGAAGCCTTTACTTCATTAGTAGAGGTAGTTGACAAGATAGCTAAATCACCAAGCGATGAGCCTGCTGACAATGGTAACCTATTTAGTTCAATGAAAGTTTCTAAAGAATTAGAGACAGAGAAATTAAACGATTTTGCACAAGCACTTAAAAATTTAAAAAACAAATAAAAGATTATGGCATTTAATGTAACCGCCTTAGCTAATTATACTAAGGCAAACGAAACCCAGTTATTGACTAAAGCCCTTTTTGGTGCTAAGTCTATTAGCTTATTCACTCCTCAAATTGGAGTTAAATCTACTCAGCAAGTTAACACTATGGATACTGATGCAGTATTCCAAGCAGATTCTTGTGGATGGTCAGCAAGTGGAACTACTACTTTCTCAGGTCGTACTTTGACAGTTGCTGCAATTAAAGTTCAAGAGGCTCTTTGCCCTAAAGATTTGAACACTAAGTATTTACAATTGACTTTACCAAGAGGTTCAAAAGACGATTCAATTCCTTTCGAGCAAAAGTATGCTGAGTACAAATCAGGCTTAATCGCTGAGCAATTAGAGTTAGGTGTTTGGCAAGGTAACACTTCAAGCACTAACCAAGCATTAGCTCGTTTTGATGGTTTAATCAAGATTATTGATGCAGCATCAGGAGTTATTGAAGCAAACGTATCAGGATTTATGACAGGTGCGCCTTATAGCGTATCAGGTGGAATCACAGTTAACAACATCATCAACATCATGCAAGGTGTTTACAGAGCATTGCCTGTTGAATTGTTAGGAAAAGCAGATACTAAAATCTTCATCGGTATGAACAACTTTAGAACATACCAAATGGCTTTAACTAATGCTAACTTGTTCCACTACAATGCTGATAGTTCAGTAAGTAATTTTGAAATCGTTATTCCTGGTACTAACTTAACTGTTATCGGAGTAAATGGTTTGAACTCTACAAACAGAATCTATGCAATGCAGTTATCAAATGTTTTCTTTGGAACTGACTTATTAGGTGAAGAAGATAACTACGAAATCTTCTACGCTAAAGAAGCAATGGAGGTTAGATACCACGTAGCTTTCAAAGCAGGTGTGCAGATTGCATTCCCTGAGGAAATCGTTAAATTCACATTGGCTTAGTTCATAGGGGAGGGTAAAATCTCCCCTTATATTTTTAATTAAAGGAGATAAAAAATGAGTTGTGCAATCACATCAGGATATACACTTGACTGCAAAGACGCAATCGGTGGTATAAAAAAAGTTTACTTTGGAAACGCTGAGCCGAGTGCTATGACACTTGGAACAAACGCATCGGGAGTAATTACAAGTGTAAGCGGTATCTCTTTCTATGCTTATGAATTATTGCCACAAGGTAAAAATAACTTTACCGAAACAATCAATTCAAATGCAGAGGTAGGAACTTTGTTCTACACTCAATTATTGAGTTTAGAGTTTACCAAGTTAACCCAAGCAACCCGCAACAAATTAGCGGTAATAGCTAAGAGAAGAAATGTAGTAATCGTAGAAACACACGATGGCACTTTCTTTATGTTGGGCGAAGTTTATGGATTAGAATGCTCAGGAGGTACTGCATTAAGTGGTGCTGCTATGGGCGAGTTTCAAGGGTATCAGTTAGCTTTAACTGGTATGGAGAAGAATCCAATGGACCAAGTAGCTGCATTGTCAGCATTCACAGTGATTTAGTTTTTGTTAGTTGTAATAATGTGTTTTAAGAGGCTACTTTCGGGTAGCCTTTTTTATTATATTTAGTCTAAAGTATATTTAAAGATATGGTAATACTTCAAGATGGAGCAAATAATGTGATTTTAACCTTAACGGAAAAAACTACAATATCCAATCCTTACTATTTATTTGCGCTTAGTTCGATTCAAACGAATCAGACGATATATTTTATGGCAACTGATATTTCAAGCTATAAGGAGCGTTATAATAAGTTTGTATGGACTATTAAAACGAATCCTAACAATAATAATGGCGAGTTCTTATTACCTATCGAAGGACTTTATAGCTACACTGCATATCAACTATCAACACCAAGTTTAACACCGCCACAAGGTGCAATAATATTAGAGGTAGGAAATGTTCAGTATGGATATTCAGAGCAGAGCCTAACCATTTATAATTTACCAACAAACGAAATCAAGATTTATGAGTAGAATACAATTCGCAGGGATGGACATTGATAAGTACAAAACACCCGAGTTCTATCAAGAGAAGAATAAGAAGTACGTTAATTATGGCTCAGATAATCTCTATCCATTATATTTAGTTGACCTATTTAACAGGTCGGCAAAACACAACGCTATCTTAACAGGTAAGCAAACTTATGTTTATGGTGCTGGTTTGGAGATGGAAGGAACTTGGAACTTATTTGCTAATGCGAATAGATTTGATTCTTTAGATGAGATTTATAATAAGTGTATTTTAGATAAATTGTTGTATGGTGGTTATGCCTTGCAGATTATTTGGGATAGAGTTGGCGAAAGCATTGCAGAGATTTACCACATGGACTTTTCTAAGATTCGTTCAAACGTAGATAACAC